TTGGTGGTGTATAATCAAACCATCCATTTTGAACTCTCCAACCCTCATCCCCCGTACGGTAAGAAGTATATTGGTTTGGTGGTATTGTTTTAAAAAGAACCCCACTTGAAGCCCCGCCACCACCCGTTGGCACAATCCACTCACTCCCTACTTTACTACCTACTTGAGTCCCCGTTCCATCCTTTACTAATATGTTAGAAGTTGCCCCACTTGGATAAGGGGAAAAACTTGCTGAGTTAATTGTTATCGTGGAATCGGGTGCAGTAATATTAGAACTTGCATTGCTTAAAATAGTGGTTGTTGATAATGTAGTATTAAGCGTATTCTTTAAAACTGCAGTTGAGTCAGGTGCAGTCACATTTGTACTAACTCCACTGGCAATAGTTGTAGTTGACAAAGTAGTTCCTGCCGTATCTTTTAAAACTGAAGTAGAATCGGGAGCAGTTATGTTTGAACTACCATTACTTAAAATACTTGTAGTCGATAAAGTTGTATTTAAAGTGTTTTTAAGGACTGCACTTCCATCGGGTGCGGTTATGTTACTACTTGCCCCACTTAGTATAGTAGTGGTCGATATCGTTGTTCCTGCACTATTCTTAAGTACTGCCGTTGCATCTCCACCACTTGCAGTTACTACCCAATTACCACTAATTAACGAACCAACAGGAACACCTAAAGTATTCACGACTGCTATATCTTCGGTGTTTCCACTCCCCACACTTCCGTAAGCAACACCGTTAATTGTTATTATTGCAACTGGGCAAGAACTTGTCGGAGGTGTTGGCGTTCCCGTAGTTGGAACTGCACACTCATTATAATCAAAATCAGCCGTTACGCTAACAGTTATTAAATGCCCTGCTATCCTATCCTTGAAATCGTGAATGAAAGGAGTTAAAGTATTGTTCTTGTCTAAGTCAACATCTCTATTTATATTTAAAGTCGCTAAAAGGTCTAACCCAATTTGAAAAGTATCCGATTCTACTTCGACTTTATTTGCATCTCCATCCTCAAGCCTATCTCCGATTAAGATATTAAAATTGTAAGTTATTTCATTACCGCTTATGTTAGACGGTTGCGGACTTACCCAAAATAAAGGATAAGTTGTAGCTTGTGAACTACTAATTTCCCATAGGTCACCATAGCCATAGTCTTTAATTTGCAAATGATTGTCTGCAAAATCCTTAAAATATTTGTAAAGAATGTTTTTAGTTATCATTTTTTCTTTTCAATGTAAACCATCAATTTCTGAAGATTCTTTTTAGTGATTTTCTTATTAGCAATCTTTACAGTAGGGGTAGTATTTTCGTTCATTGTTTTTTCTTCTTGAGCGTCCTAAATAAATTCCAGTATTATATCCTAATTCTCTTGATTGAATATCTTGAGCGTTATTATTGCCACTCATCCACAAAGGATAAGAGGTGTTAAACTCGCTTAAATAACCTGACAACCTTTTGCCGTAAAACTCAGCCATGCGCCCCCACTTTTGTTCTATGAGTTCTAATTCTCTTTGAGATACGGGTTGTTGATTGTCTGAATTTTGAGTTACTACTCCTTTATTACTAAATCGGTAATTAAAAATTATCGCCCCGTCTGCAATGGTTGCGTTGATAATAAAATCCCTGATATAATCATCTAACAAAGTTTGATTTAAACTCGTTAGAGTACTTGCGTTTATTTGGTCGGCTATCTCATTGTAAAGGTCACTACCTAAAATTTGTTGAAGTTGTAAATCTTGCACCATGATAATAGTCTGAGCGATTAATTTATCGTCTACGTTATTCTCAATTACGCCATATTTTTTAATGGTGGCGGTGCTTACGAAAAGTGGTTTTAAACTCATGATTATTTTTTCTTTCTAACTAACACTGACTCCCAAAAATGGCGACAACTTGGTATATGAGTAACTGTACCCTTGATAGTTTGCCAACCGCCTTTATATTTAAAAACATCTTCATTATATCCTTTTGTATTTGCTACATTTTGCATTGCATCGATTTGCGCTCTTGAGTATAATTGTTTCGCAGTGATTAAATCTCTACAAAATTTTCTGCTTGTATCTAAAAGTTGAGGTTCTAAATTTGTAGTATACCTCCATTTAGTTTCTAAACCCACTTCTTGACTTGGTGGCTCCTGAATCTCTTGAGGGGTTATGCTTATTTCTCCGTTACTCTCAGTATATTTAACTTGTAAAATATTAGCCTTATTCAATCTTTCTAAAGACTTGTAAACTTCATCTTCGCTAATCTTTAATTTTTTTGCTAAGTCAGATATCTTGTAAGCCTTACCTTTTTTTATTTCATCTAAAATTCTTTGGTCATCTTCAACCGCAAACTTATCTGAATCCGAATATACAAAACAAGATTTTACTATCTCGTAATTGTCAGCCGATTCGCCTATTTTTAAAAACTCATTAAGTATAAAATCTTCTTGAGTTTCAAAACTTGACTTTAAAACATCGCCTCCGACAAGCGCAGGTAAATTTATAAAACTTCTAATTTCATTAGGTGTTAATATTTCAAGAATCTTAGGAGCAATAATAGGATTAGAATTGATAATAGTTAAGATGTCATCCTTTTTTACAAGGTTTGGTTTTTCAATTCCTAATCTTTCGTACACCATGTCAGCAAATGAATCTGCATCTATTGTTCTACTTATTACTTCACTTGTCAACTCTATTCCGATAGGGTCAAGTGTTGTTAATTCAACTGGGTTACCTATAAAACCATAGAGACTAAGGATATAATTCATGTCCTCTTCCTCCTCTTGTTGTTTTGGCTTTACATAGGTATTACTAAAATGTTCCCATGACAAATCAAACTCAGAACGCCCTCCACCTAATTCGCCTGGAGTCTTTATGCCAAAAAGTAAACCGTTACTTACTCGGTGAGAATAAAGTATCTTATTTATTGTGTCCTTGCTTAATTGTTCGTATTGTTTATCTAAATCATTACTTCTTAAAGGGCTAATTTCGGGAGGTGTAGTATTCGGATTCTGAAAGTTTAAAAGTATCTCACCTGCATTGTCCGTTCCCGAAGCTTTACTTTTAAAAGCGTGTTCTATTTCTACTTGTTCTTCGTCATTGATGGCCGTTCCATTAAAAAACGTAACCATAGTTCCTGCTGAGAATCCCGTTTTAACATTATTTAACTGAAAAAAATTGCACTCAATATCCGTTTCAATCGGTGTAGCGCCACTATTGTACTCAGGTAAAGGATAGATATCACTTGCAGGGTTATCGTCTATTAAATAAAGGATTTGTTTGCCTTGTCTTTTCAATGGATCAAATGCAGGAAGTGTAACCGTATCTTCGGGAAGTTTACCGTTTGAGCGTTTCCATTTAGCGTTTGTCGATTGTTCTCTTGTCCACTCCTTACTAATGTAGAACTCTGACTTGTCGACATTGGTACGGATAGTATTAAACGGTTGCAGTTTTACTGATTTTATCGCACCGAAAACGTCCCACTCAATTAAGTAAGCACAACCACCGTACAAAGTTCTTTCAAAGATTTTCTTTCTCGCAAGTTCATCCGCAGTTTGAGAATTGTTAATTGAGTTTAAAGTCTTTTCTAACGCTACCTTATCCCCGTTCCAATCGGCTTTAATTTTAAAACCTTTGCCGTAAATATAAGTTGCCTTGCCTTTTATAATCGCTCCATGTATACCCGAATTGTTATATAGATAACTTAGGTAATCTGAGTAATCGTTATTTTTACCATAAGGCACATACAACATATTAGGTTGTTTCCTAAATATTGGCGTTTCATTTGCGTATAAAGGGAACTTGCTAAATGAGTAGTTCTTTTTTATTTCTTCAATTTGGCTCATAGGCTTTTCTTGTTAAAGTAGATTCTTGCTCTACTCTTGATGTTATAATCTTATCGTATGTCATTAGTCCATTTTCAACTACGGTTAAACCACTTGGATTCAAATTAGTTGAACTTACTTGTTCGTAAACGTTATAAGTGTATTCATCGCCTAAAGGTATCTGAATCTCGCCTACTAATGGACTTGGGGTTGTAGTCTTTACTACTATGTTAAACTTATTATACCTCTCGGGATATAAGCTTAAATCACTTGAGATACAATAGTACTTTATTTGGGTTTGGTTATTAATAAATTCAAAT